CTATGGCTCTGGCTCTGGCTCTGGCTATGGCTCTGGCTCTGGCTCTGGCTCTGGCGATGGCGATGGCATTAAGACGTTTGATAAATACGCAGTTTATATGGTTGATGGCATTGCAACCATTTTCAAGCGAATCGTTGGTAATCTTGCTAAGGGCTTTACGCTGGGAGACGATCTGATGTTGACACCTTGCTATATAGCTAAAGGGCATAACCTCTTTGCCCATGGTGAAACTGCGAAGAAGGCCGAAGAAGCTCTGCGAGAAAAGGTCTTTGCAAACATGGATTCCGAACAAGCGATCGAGATGTTCCTTGAGGACTTTGTTCCGGGCAAGAAATATCCTGCAAAAGACTTTTACATATGGCACAACAGGCTGACCGGATCTTGCGAATTTGGTAGAAATAAATTTGTCGAGGAACATGGCATTGATATTGACAATGGAATGTACACCGTTGAGGAATTTATCCAGATAACTAAGAATGATTTCGGCGGTGAGATCATTGAGCAACTGTCGGAAAGGATTCGCGATGAGATCTAACTATTTACAGCCGATAAAAAAAGCGCAGATCTCGAAGAAGGCAATGGCGGGTTTTATGACCCGCGTTGCCGTTGACGATCGCATGGAGAAGATCATCAAAAAGCACGAGGACAAGCGCATGGACGAGCTCAGCGCGTTTGCCGGGGCTGTGGATGCCAACTGGCTTTACACGCTGCACACGGAGCTGGGATTCGGGCGCAAGAGGTTACGCCGGGCATGGGAAGCAATGGTGAGAAACCGCATTGCGTTCCGGGAGTTCTTCCGAGACGGGCACTCTACCTACGTAGAGAAGCCTACGGGCCAGAACGTGGAGGATGAGGCTACGGTCAAGGAGCTGCTTGCGATAAAGGTTGATATAAGAGCCTGGGAACGCGAGGAGATCGTTGTGGATCATGAAAACGGAAAGGTTACTTTTAGGGAGGTAGGATGATGTTCAACTTCAGAATTGTAGATAGTAGGGGCTACGTTACCGTAATACGTGCGCGGACGCGGGCGGTGGCGATTCAGCTTTTCTGCCAAAGTGAGGGCTGCAGCCGCAATTACGTTAAAAAGCACTGTGTCGTGCATCGAGCCGGGTAACGGAGGATAAAGGTGTGGCGAAATGGGATCAACGGATATATCACTGCCCGTTCTTTGAAAGGCGCGTGCCGTGCGGTGTGCGCTGTGGCGGCCATGTGTTAATTCTCCCGGACGATCGAGCTTCTGCCGATCTCGCGAGGGATTATTGCGGAAACGAGGTAAGATGGCGCGAATGCTCTATCGCGCGAACACTTGAAAAATTTTACGAAAGAGAGGGAGATATGAATGGGAAATCTCCAGAAAACACTTAAAGAAAACGAACATCTTAAACATCAGAACCGCGGGTTGCTGGACACGCTGAAGCGCAGACGCGCTCAGGCAGAGGCCAAGGAGGCGCAAACCGCCGAGGCGTTGAAGCAGATCGAGAGCATCTACTGCTCCTACATAGGCGCGTTGTGTCTTCAGAACGAGGCGCGCGAGCTTAAGGTCTTGCATGCAGACGTGAGGGCCGTTCTTGAAGGCTACGACGTGCTTGTGATTGAGACGGACGAGCAGGGGATCACGTTCGGGCTCGTTGAGAAGACAAAAAAGGAATAAGTCGGAGGGCGCTCGGGGAACAACTGGGCGCCTTAAATTTTTTTGCGCTCAGAGCCCTCGGGGGTAGAAATATCTTCTTGTGTCGTGGTAGAATGGAATTATAGGGAAGGAGGGTGAGCTGTGTCTGACATCTGGAAACGAATAAAAAAAGAATACATTGCCGGCGGTGTCAGGTACAAGGATCTCGCCGAGAAATATGGTGTCTCACAGAGCACTCTCCGCAAGGTTGGCGCCCGAGAACACTGGTCTGATCTGAGGAACGCGGCAGAGACACGCACGGAACAGAAGGTCGTGGAGGCTGTGAGTTCCCGAAATGCCAAGCTTGACAACGCGGTGGATCTCGCTCTTGACGCTGTGTGCGAGTATCTCAAAACACCCGGAAGACTACGTGCGGTCGATATAAAGGACGTTACTGCGGCGCTTAAAAACCTGCGCGATCTCAAGGGCCTCAAGAACGAGGCTGACGCGGAGGAGCAGCGTGCGAGAATCGAGGCTTTGCGTGCCCGCGCGGCTATGAGTAGGATCGGCGAAGAGGACGAGGGCGAGGAGTACGGTGTTATGGTACTCCCTGACGCTCAAATTTTGCCTACAAGCGCGGAAGACATAAGAGAGGGGGAAAACCATACTTGAATATCATTTGGACGCCTAACCCCAAGCAGATCGAGTTTATGAGGCGCTGGGAGGACGAAGCTTTGTACGGCGGCGCGGCGGGCGGTGGAAAAAGCGACGCTCTCGTGGCAGAGGCACTGCGACAGGTGCACATTCCGCACTACAAGGGGCTGATCATCAGAAAGACGTTCCCCCAGCTTTCCGAGCTTGTTGACAAGACCTTGAACTACTACACGCGGGCTTTTCCGAAGGCTGTTTATAATTCCTCGCGGCACTGCTGGACGTTCCCGTCGGGCGCTAAAATCTACTTCGGAAGTCTTCAGCACACTAAGGACAGGCTACGCTATCAGGGCCAGGCATACGACTATATCGCGTTTGACGAGCTAACGCACTTTACATTTGACGAGTACAGCTATCTCTTTTCCCGAAATCGCCCCAACGGTCCCGGAACGCGCTGTTATATGCGAGCTACGGCTAACCCCGGGGGAATTGGACACGGTTGGGTAAAGGAGCGCTTTATCACTCCCGCGCCGGCGATGACTACGATGTGGGAGGACGTAAAGATCAGATTCCCGAATGGCAGAGAGGAAACGCGGCGGAAGTCGCGCATATTCGTGCCGAGCACGGTGTTTGATAATCCGCAGCTTCTGCAAAACGACCCCGATTACATTACGCGCCTCGCAGCTCTCCCGGAGGCAGAGAAAAACGCGTTGCTTTACGGAGATTGGGGATCATTTTCAGGCCAAGTCTTTATAGAATGGCGCAACGATCCCGACCATTACCACGACCGCATCAATACTCACGTTATAGCGCCCTTCAAGGTGCCGCAGGAGTGGACAATACACATGAGTATGGACTGGGGCTACCGAAAGCCTTTTTCAGTGGGCTGGTACGCGGTGGACTACGACAAGAGGATATACCGCATACGCGAATACTACGGCAGTAAAAACGGAGCACCCAACGTGGGCGCAGAGATGGAGCCTGCAGCGGTGGCGCGTGAGCTTAAGAAGATCGAGGCTGACGATCCGAACCTCCGAGGGCGGAGGATATGGCGCGTTGCAGACCCCGCGATCTTTGGAACGCAGACAGGTGAGAGCGTGGCGCAGATGTTTGCACGTGAAGGTGTTTACTTTGAGAAGGGCGAACACGCACGTATAGACGGCAAGATGCAGATACACAACCGTCTCGCGTTTGACGAAGACGGGAAGCCGATGCTATACGTCTTCAACACTTGCCGCAACTTTATAAGGACGGTACCGAATCTTGTATATGATGATAAGAACGTCGAGGATGTCAACACAACGGGTGAAGATCATATCTACGACGAGCTGAGGTACATGTGTATGAACTACGTCATAGCTCCGCGAAAGAACGTACCGCCGAAGCTTGTGGTGTATGATCCGCTATCTACGGAGGACGTAACGTATGACGAGTACGCTTTTTATCGATAGAGAAGCGGTATTTGCATAATAATTGGTGAAAAATGTGCAGTTGCGGGGCTAATCTGCATGTTTTGTTCAAATATGCACGTTAACACGAACAAATTATTTTGGAGGATATATTTATCATGGCGAATTTATTGGATTTTTTGAAGAGAAAGGGCGCGGAAGGCGCCGAACCCGGTACGATGCCCGGCACGGAGCAAAGTGGCGAACCCATGCAGGCGGACAATATGGCTCAGGCGATGCAGTCAGGGCGCAAGGCCGAGGCTATCATAGGCCCGAAGCAGATCCGCGAGGCTGCAGACACTCTCCGCAAGTACAAGGACGGCAAGGCCAACTACGACCGCACTATTATCGAGAACGAGCGCTGGTACAAGCTTCGACATTGGGAATACATAGGCCGCAAGGACAACATACAGAAGAAGACCGAGCCGACGTCGGGCTGGTTGTTCAACACTATAATGAACAAACACGCGGACGCGATGGACAACTATCCCGAGCCTGTCGTTCTGCCGCGCGAGAGGGGTGACGTTCCGACCGCGAAGACGCTCTCCGAGGTATTGCCCGTTATTCTCGCCCGAAACGATTTCCGAGAGACTTACTCTGAGAACTGGTGGGAGAAGCTCAAGCATGGTACCGCTGTTTACGGTGTGTTCTGGAACAACGACAAGGAGAACGGTCTTGGTGACATTGATATCAAGGTGATAGATCTCCTCAAGATCTACTGGGAGCCTGGCAAGACCAAGATCCAGGACTCCAAAAACCTCTTTATCGTTGAGCTTGCCGATGCGGACGATCTCGCTCTCACATACCCTGAGGCTGACAAAAAGAAGTTTGGCAAGTCCATCACGGTGTCGGAGTATATTCACGACGAGAACATTAACACGTCTGACAAGGTGCTCGTGGTTGACTGGTATTATAAGAAGCGCATAGGCGGTCGCACTATTCTTCATTACGTCAAATTCTGCGGGGAGGCGTTGCTGTACGCTACCGAGAACGATCCCGAGCTTCGCGAGCGCGGACTTTACGATCACGGGCTTTATCCCGTCGTATTTGACCGCATGTTCCCTGAGAAGGATTCGCCTGTGGGCTTCGGCTTCGTGTCGATTTGCAAGGATCCTCAGATGTACATTGACAAGCTGATGGGCAACGTGCTTGAGACTGCTATTCTTAACTCGAAGAGGCGTTTCTTTGCATCGAAGGGTGCAAACGTGGACCTCAAGCAGCTGCTTGACAATAATCAGCCTATCGTTGAGGTTGAGGGAGCTATAGGCAATCTTTCGGACAAGCTTTACGAAATGAAGCCGCGCGAGCTTTCAGGTATATATCCGAACATTGCGCAGATGAAGATCGACGAAATGAAGGACATTGCCGGAAACCGCGACGTCAACTCGGGTGGCACCGGTGGCGGTGTTACCGCCGCTTCAGCTATCGTGGCGCTTCAGGAAACCGGCAACAAGACATCAAGAGACTCTATTGATGCGGCTTACAGGGCATATGTCAAGGTTAATACGCTGTGTATCGAGCTTATAAGACAGTTTTACGACGAGTCGAGGTCCTTCAGGATCACGGGCGCGCCTGCAGAGACTCCCACACAGATGGGAGGAATGCCGGGAGAGATGCCGCAGGGCGCTCCTGCCACTACCGGAGGAATGCCCGGAGGAATGCCCGGAGGAATGCCTATGGGCGCGGCTCCCGGCGGTATGCCCACACGAGAGGCTTACCGTTTTGTTGAGCTGAACAACAAGGGGCTCAAGGATCAGGTTACAGGAATGGGCTCTGACGGTCAGCCCTTGCTCCGTCACCCTGTATTCGATCTTGAGATTAACGCGCAGAAGAAGAATCCGTTCTCGCGCGAGGCCCAGAATCAGCTTGCGCTTGAGCTCTTTGGAAGGGGAGCGTTCAATCCTCAGATGGCCGATGCGGCGTTGTGTGCTCTCTCTCTTATGGACTTTGAGGGCATTGAGGAGGTACGTGAGCGCGTACAGCAGGGTCAGACGTTACTCTCGCAGGTACAGCAGCTTCAAGAGCAGCTTATGCAGATGCAGGCTATGATGCAGGGAGGCGCGCCCGTTCCGGGAGGAGCTCCGAGATGACGAGCGTTACGTTAGACAAGTCAAAGGGGACGTACGTCATTGAGGCTGTGGGGCACGCAGAGGGAAGTGTTCAGGCTTGCGCCGCTGTGTCGGTGTTGATGTACTCGATCCTCGGATATCTCTCAAACGCTGAGGGCGTAGAGGTTGAGGAGTGGAACGCAGCTGACGGATTCTTCTCGGTCGAATGGTCGGGGGGAGAGGCGGCGCGGATCATGTACGAATTCGGCAGGATCGCCTTCCTGCAGCTGGAGAAGAGCTACGGTGAGTTTGTCGCTGTGAAAATCAAGAAATAAGCATCGGTAATGCGTGCCCGAAAAACAAGGGTGCGCATTATTTTTTAGGCTATTTTTAAAAAGCCTTATGGAATAAGGGAAAATTCAATTAAAAAAATTTTGATTTGAGGGGCTCGGGGGTAGAAATTTGAAGCGCGGGCATGTTAAAATTATATTAGGACCAGAGGAAACGACCAGATCGTTTCAGGGCCACAAGGAGATTTTATGAAAAATTTGAAGCTTTACAGCGTATTGCTCGGTCTTTTTGACGGTGAAGGCGGCGGCACGGGTGCTGCCTCGGGCGGAGCTGTAGCGGGTGGAACTAACGCACCGTCCGGTGCGGAAAATCAGGCCGTGAGCACCCAGCGGTCAAATTCGGGCGCAAAGTCGCAGACAACAGAAAACTCTGCGCAAAACGCTCCTGTCGCCGGGGAGAATTCAACAAAGTCCCAGGAAGACCGCCAGCGTGCCTACCGTGAGCTTATGGATGGCGAGTACAAGGATATCTATCAAGATGATATTCAGGGGCTGATCAACAGACGTTTCAAGGAAACGAAAGCATTGCGCGAGACGAATGCCAAGCAACAGGCTGTTCTTGATATTTTGGCGCAGAGATACGGCATCACTGACGGAGATGCCGCCAAAATTCAGGAGGCTCTCGATAAAGACAACGGCATCTGGGCAGACATGGCCGCTGAGGCGGGATTTGACGATGTCTCCAAGTACCGTGAGTTCGTTAAGCTTCAGATAGAGACCAAGAATCTCAGAGCAGCTGAGGCAGAAAGGCGCGCGTCCGAGGAAAGAGCACAAAGAGCTCAACAGGAGCGCAGATACGTACAGGAGAAGATAGACAAGTGGTCTGCTGAGGGAGAATCGCTTAAAGCGACGTATCCTGATTTCGATCTTGCTCGTGAGCAGTCGAATAAGGAATTCGCATCAGCACTTGCCTTCTATGAGAAAGCACAGGTCCCGAACCCTGTAGAGAGAGCATATACGTCCACTCACCACAACGAGCTGGTAGAGCAGGCGCGTGCACAAACCGAGAAAAACGTCGTTGATAATATCCGTGCAAAAGGACTGCGACCCATGGAGAATGGTACGCAGAATAATTCATCTTTCACGGCAGGCGTAGATTGGAGCAAGCTTACAAAGGCTCAGAGAGCTGATTTGCTTCGTCGCGCTGAGAATGGCGAAATAATAACGCCACACAGATAACGACGAAAGGAAAAACAACAAATGAAAAACGAAAACCTCATTCTTTTTGCAATTGATCTCCGTCTTTTTGACGGCGAGGTCAACATGAACACAAACACTACAGGCGACTCGGGCCTTAGCGTGGAAATGAAGACCTTCTACTCTGACTATCTCATCGAGACAGCAGAGGCAAAGCTCGTTCACCAGCAGTTTGGTCAGAAGAAGCCCATCCCTCAGGGTAACGGTAAGCAGGTCGAATTCCGCAAGTACGATCCGCTTCCCAAGATTACAACTGAGCTCCAGGAGGGTGTTACTCCCGATGGTCAGAAGCTCACAATCACCCCCGTTACTGCAACCGTAAAGCAGTACGGCGGTTACGTTGCTCTTACTGACGTGCTCTTGCTCACAGCTATCGACAACAACCTTGCGCAGGCTACCAAGCTTCTCGGTTCTCAGGCAGGCAGGACACTTGATACACTTACACGTGAGGTTCTTAACGGTGGTACCAACGTACAGTACGGCAATGGCACCGTAGATAAGAGAGGATCCATCACAAAGGATCACAAGCTCACCGTTGATTGCATCAGACGTGCGGTCAGAAACCTCAAGGTTATGAATGCCGAGCCCATTGACGATAGCTTTGTTGCTATCATTCACCCCGACTGCGCTTATGACCTCATGAGTGATCCCGAGTGGAAGTATCCTCATAAGTATAAGGATACAGAGAATATTTACAACGGCGAAATCGGTAAGGTTGCCGGTGTAAGATTCGTTGAAACCACAGAGGCTAAGGTATTCGCTAAGGGCGGAGCAAGCGGTATTGACGTATACTCGACCCTCGTCCTCGGCGATAACGCTTACGGCGTAGTTTCTATCACCGGCGGTGGCCTTGAGCACATCGTCAAGCAGCTTGGTTCTGCCGGAACTGCTGACCCTCTCAACCAGAGAGCAACTGCAGGCTGGAAGGCAAATCATGCTACAGTTCGTCTCGTAGAAGCTTATATGATTCGTATCGAGACCGCGTCTACATTTGATATAGGCGAAAACTAATATACAAATAGCATAGGAGGCTACATTATGGCGGAAGCTAAATCGACTGTGAAAATGGTCCCATTTATCGCATTCAAAGATGACGACAAGTACAAGGATGACATTTTTGTTGCGGTCAACGGAAAAAGATACCAGATAAAGCGCGGTGAGACCGTTATGGTTCCTGAAAGCGTTTACGAGGTTCTTATGAATAGCCAGGCTCAGGATCAGGCGACTTACCGCCTGATGGAGCAGAAGGCTAAAGAATTTAAGTCCGAGACAGAAAAACTCGGATAACAACTCAAAAAGGGGTGCTGTGGCACGCGATAGGCGGTGCGACCGCACCCCTAAATCTTTATAGGAGGAAATATGAGCAAAGTAAAGAAGAAGATCATTTCGCTTGAGGTGCGGGATGAATTTATATTGGGCTCGGGTGTGGCGATCGGGGCGCAGGGGTCATTTAACTCGGTCGTCCTTGAGGTAAAGTTTGATGAAAATTGGAATGACTTACCCAACAAGTATGTCACATGGACTGATGCGCTCGGTAACGATGGAGTGCAACAACCTATCACAACTTTTAATCTCGTTGATGGTGAGGTTGACGTCTATCGAATCCCGGTGCCGCAGTTTGCGACCAATTATGCGGGAACAGTCAAGCTGTCGTTTTCTGGATTTGCATTGGGCGGCGAGAATAGCGCCAGAACCGTTGAAGTTCTCGCTAACACGGCTTCAGGTGCTTTCCGAGTGCTTGAGAGCAATGCAACGGTCATTGATGAGGATTTTATAAGCCCGACTCAGGCGCAAGAGTTCATCAATGAAATTAATGAGTTCATAGACGAAGTTAATGGCGTTATCGGCAATTTTTACGGCAGGATTGATACCATTGAGTCCAACGAGGAGACAAGGCAGACCGCAGAATTTGGCGCAGTTGGAAATAAGTGGAACGAGGACGGGACGGCGGTTGTAGAAAAAGATGGGATAACTGTTGTTCCAAATAGTGAAGCCGGACGTGTCGGAGCAGAGTTAGAACGGCAGAAAGGCTACACGGAAATGAAGTCGTTAATCGGCGATATCGATTCCGCGGTTGACGCTATCCTTGCGATACAACTCAAATTGATAGGAGGTGCATCGTAATGGAAGCAAATGAAAATACCGGTTGCGTATGTGAGCATACTTTGGTAACCAACACTCAAACAGTTGGTGATTCAACTGTATATACATATACCTGTGATATGTGTGGAGAAGATAATATTGCCCCCGCAAGGACAATATCTAACACCGTTGCCTACTATTGGAATCCCGCGCAGGTTAGAATGTGGGATAACAATAAAAAACCCGCTGCGGGTGACGTGTTCCATAATCCGATCGCAAAGGACGGAGAAGCATACGTTAACCTTAAGCCTCAGGAGGGTGGAGCACAGGCCGCATCGTACGTTGTAAACGGTGTAACTACTTCCCTTGGCAAATATCTTGCTATTAAGTATCGCTACAAAGCAATAGACGGTATCTCAGACGCAACC